GCACAGCACACTGTGGGGTTGGTCCAGTGTGCCAACAAGCCCACTGATTGGTACCCCCCCACCACCACACATGACGCTATACTGTCAAGATACTATTACTACACAGATGTTACCCTACCCCCCCCATGTCGAGCGTCTCTCACAACGCCGAAACATGGACCAGGGTTGTAAGCAGAAAATGCAAGGGTGAGAAATTGACCAGGGTTGTAAGCAGAAAATGCAAGGGAGAATGAACACAACGAGGTGAAGATGATGATGAAGAAAGAAACCAAAAGCCCCAAGCCCAAAGCCACGAAGAAAAAGACACTCTCCAAAAAAGAACCGTTCTGCAAACGAATATGCAGGCTATGCCCACTCCATAAGAAAGGAGCCTGACCAGGAAATGAAGAAGAAGTCCAAAAAGTCTATGGAAAAGATACTATCCGAAGAAGTGAGAAAGGAAGAAGAGAATAGTATGCCATACCTATCTATAGAGGAAGTTCATGCCAGGATGGAATGGTCGAACAGGTTTGAAAGAGGATTGCAGAAATATCCGTTTGACATAAAGCCATTTCAGGCAACGGCATTGCATATATACAGCAGGTGGATATGAACGATACGCATTATTCAGATGGGACTTCGAGAGAAGAAGTGCTTGCAAAGTTGAATACGATATTGCCAGAGGAAGAAAGAGGAATACCGGAAAAGCTGGAAGAGAAGATCCCAGGAATTGCGAAAGCCATGTTGGACAGTGCGGAAAAGATAATGGATGAGAGAAAAAGCAATTACTACCCCGATGGGACTCCCAGGAAAGGCAGACCGAAGAATACGGCAGAGCAGGAAGCCCAGGCGAAGGAGAAACGCCGGAAATGGGCAAGGAAGTATGCCCGTGAGAAGCGTGATGCGAAGAGGGGGGAGGATCTTAAAACCCTCGTGGGGGATTTGGAAAAGGAAGAAGTGAAGAATGAGAAGGGAGAAGTGGTGACGTTCCTTCCCGATTATCATCTCGTGCCAGCGGAAGCGGTGGAGAGGTTCAAGGAGCAGGTACGGGGAAGACCGATGCTTTATCGCGTGGAGATGTGCGAGGAGATCGTGGGCATACTCGCGGAGGGGAGGACTCTCGAAGACGCAGCAGCCATCCTGGGAGTTGCTGAAGTGACGTTTAAGAAATGGTGTGATGCTGGTTCAGAGATATACCATCCTGAATTCGCCGAAGCGGTGGACTACGGCAAACAGTTGTCCGGTCTGTGGTGGCGTGAGATCGGGCGCATGAACGTGTATAATAAGAATTTCAATGCCACGCTCTTTATGATGAACATGCAGAACCGTTTCGGCTGGACTCGCAAGCTGGAAGGAAAGATAGAAAACATCAACGAGGAACGGAAAGTCCTCGAAGTCAGTATAAAGGATAACAGGTCGGAGGACCATCTTGGAGAAATCCTCAGAATTTTACACGAGTCTGGTGCAATCGAAGCCGGAGTTGAGGAAGCTGCTCAAACCGAAGATGAGCAGGTACATTCCGCACACCCCGACACCCAAGCAGGAAGCCTTTCTCTGGTTAAGCTGTCTTGACGCATTCTATGGCGGTGCGGTGGGTGGTGGGAAAATCCTGGCAAATGATGGTGTTGTCCTTACTCCCTTTGGATGGAAAAAAGGAAAGGATGTGTGCGTGGGAGACTTAATCAATAATCCTGACGGTTCAGTACAACGAGTGATACAAATAAAGCCTGAAGTGTCCATTGAAAAATGGGAAGTCCATTTCTCCGATGGAACTTCTACTGCCGTAGCGGAAGACCATCTGTGGTTGGCATGGAGAGGGGAGAAGGGGAGGAAGATAAAGAATAATAGAATATTTGGAGAACCCTCCGCTGAAGTTGTTGAAACAAGAGAATTGCTTGAATGGATCGCAAAGGGATATTCTCCTCAAATACCTATATGTTCTCCACAGCCTTTTAATCAAACAAGCAGAGAGATAGATCCTCTCGATCCATACCTCTTGGGTGTTTTACTTGGAGATGGATATATTTCAGAGAAACACATCACAATAACCTGCTCCGAAGAAGACAAGGCTCACTACCTCAATATTTTTGGAAAAGAGGGGATCACCTCCTCTATGAAGAAGACACTGTTCTTTACAGGAGAAAAAAGAAAGTACCTTCAAGTAAAATTACGTCTATATGGTTTAATGGGTAAGAAGTCCTTTAACAAGTTCATTCCAAAACAATACCTTCTATCTTCTATTGAGACACGGTATGAAATTGTTCGTGGGTTAATGGACACTGATGGGTGGAGTGCAAGAGATAAAAATGCTTGTTATTTTGATTCTACCTCTGAACAACTTGCTGACGATCTTGCTTTTATCCTTCGTTCTCTTGGATGTGTTGTCACAAAAACAAAGGGAACAGGAAAATATAAAAATGATGAGGGAATAGAAGTTATTTGTAGAGATGTCTTCTCTTTGTATATTAAATGCACTGATCCTGATTCTTTATTTCGAATGAAACGTAAACAGTATGGTTCTTTTGGAAAAAAGAATATATCTAAGGCTGTTTCCTCTGTAGTGGTAGGTGGGATAATTGAGGGCAGATGTATAACTGTTTCAAATCCTAATGGGCTGTATATCACGAATGACTTCATTGTAACACATAATTCAGATGCGCTTCTGATGGCTGCGTTGCAGTATGTAGACCATCCGCAGTACGCTGCACTGCTGCTGCGTGACACGTACAAGAACCTTTCCCTTCCCAACTCTCTCATGAGCAGGGCGCACGCATGGCTTGCCAATACCGATGCACGATGGAATGAGAAGGACAAGACCTGGTTCTTTCCTTCCGGTGCAACGATCACGTTTGGATACCTCGATGGTCCGTGGGACCACTTTAACTATAACTCGTCTGAGTTTCAGTATATCGGGGTGGATGAAGCCTGCGACCTGAGATGGTATCAAGTATTATTCATGTTCTCCCGTTTAAGAAAAACCTTAGATAATCCAGTACCTCTCAGGTTCAGGGCTGCATCGAATCCTGGTGGCATCAGTCACAATGAATTGAAGGAAAAGTACATCGATCCTGAGACACGGGAACAGGGTGTGGTGTTTATCTCTGCAAAGCTCCGTGACAATCCCTATCTCGAAAAAGACAACTACCTCAAATCATTGAACAAGCTCGATCCTGTCACCAAGAAACGCCTGGTGGACGGAGATTGGGAAATACGTGAACAGGGAAGGATGTTCCAAAGAGAATGGTTTCCCATTCTTGAATATTCCCCTGAAGGAACAAATGTAGAGGCGGTGGTACGGTATTGGGATCTTGCAGCAACAGAGGAAAAAAGATTTCAGGGTCAGGGTAAAAAGAATTTCGATCCTGCGTTCACTTCAGGTGTCAGGATTCTCCGGCTCAAGAACAGAACCTATGTAATCGATTCCGTCATACGGGTAAAGAGATCCCCCAAGAATGTTGAGGACATCGTGCGACAGACCGCACAGCTTGATGGTAAGCGTACTGAGATATACATGGAACAGGAGCCAGGATCGTCCGGTGTGAATACTATTGATCACTACAGACGTTTTGTGCTTGCAGGATATACCTTCAGGGCGAATAGAGTAACTGGTTCCAAATCGGACAGGGCAATGCCCTTCTCTTCAATGGCAGAGTCAAGAAACATCGCATTGGTGAAGGGACAGTGGAACAAGGACTTCCTCGATGAGTTGGAAGTGTTCCCATCAGGAAAGTACAAGGACCAGGCAGATGCAGCGTCCGGCGCATTCGAAAAGATCGCGCTGAAAGAATTTGTAATACGGGTGAGGAGGGCATAATGAGTTTTTCTGATTATCTGGAAAATGCAGTGTTGGATCATGTCTTTAAGGGCGGTGCGCTCGGTCAGCCTGCAAATCTTTATGTGTCGCTTCATTCAGGAGATCCTGGAGAAACGGGAATAAATGAACTGGCTGGTGGGGGCTATGCACGTAAGAACCATAATACGTGGAACGCAGCAGCAGCAGGAATAAAGACCAATAATGGTGTGATCACCTTTGTCACTGCCACAGGGGATTGGCTCAATGCTACCCACTTTGGAATATGGGATGATCCTGGTGCAGGTAATTTTCTTGGTGGTGGTTCCATCACGGTTCCCAAGGTTGTCTTTAATGGCGATACGGCACAGTTCGCAACGACAGTGCTTCACATCACACTTGATTAGGAGATATGCATGAATCAACCGAGAGTATGGTGGGCAGGAAAAGAAAAGGGATGGGTCATTGATGTGGAACAGCCTTTGTCCATAAAACAGTTTCAGGATTGCATTGATTATACTTTGAAGGTGCAATCAGAAAGATTTCTTTCCCTTCTTCCTGGAGATCGCAAGGATGAATGTGCATTGACCATGCAATATCTGAAATCAGGGAAAGTCTCTCAGAACATCATTGGTACGGGAGATAAGGTTTTATTTGACGCATACAAAAAGAAAAACAATGTTTTTGATTTTAGCAATATAACGAGGTAATTATATGGCGAGTACATGGACAGCCCAGGCATCAGTTGCATCAGTCGCAACACGAACAATGCTTTCTTTATTAAATAGCGGAGCAAGAGTTATTCGAGTTTACCGTTATTGTATCTTCAATACACAGACAGGTGCTATCGCAGCAGCACTTTCCACCTTTTCAATACGAAGAATTACTTCACATACGGTGGCTACTGCAGTTACTCCCGTCAAGCATGATACTGATTCTGCTGCACTTGATACGGTGACATGCAGTGCAAACACAGCAGTTATTGTTGCGACAGATACATTTAGAAAATTCATGTGGTTATTTGAAGAAGCAACCACTACGGGTGTCACTCAGGCTAACTGGGAAGTTCTCATTCCTGTTGGTATTGTGTATTTCCCTACAGGCGGTGATGCAAATCTTGAACCTATTACCTGTAGAAATGGATATGGCACAGATATATACAATTCAGGAGCAGGCGCAGTGGGTACTCAGGAATATGAAATGACCTTTACGGATGCAGCAAGCTGATGTCGAGCAACAAGTCTTTTACAGTTTTTGCTGAAAGAGTTGGTTCTGACATAGCATTCGATTGTCTTGCTATGGTGAAGAACAACGCTTCAGTGCAGAGCGGATTGCTCATTGGAGTTGAAGCAATCAATGTTGATTTTCCTTCTCCCTTTGGAATTGATCTTACCAATCTCTTGGGAAACCAGGGGAAAATATCTCTTAATAAAATTGCAGGATATGTGGGGGGTACTGAACTTGCTTCCTATAAGTTTGATACAAACTCTCCAAGTGTATCTTCCCTGGTAAAATTCATGTCCTTTCCTGATTCTGTTGTTTTCTACATGTTTGGAGAATACACTCCTGCGTATGATAGAGCTTTTGCTTTTGCTCCAGAACAAAAAGTAAGACAAATAGGAGATGCCTTTTCTTTTGGTATGCTTCAGACAATAAGTTTTCAGGCACAGTTTCGAGCACCAGGGGTGTGTGATGCTTCCGAGTCAGGAAGAAATGTTGATG